ACAGGCCATACAAATAATCCGGAACCCTCATCAACTTTTGTTTGTTTCAGGCGTCCGCGAACTTTTGCATTTGTAACATAAGCCATACCATTTACATCTGCATTATCTTGTGCAACTTCTGTTTCAAGCTCAATCATGTGATTAAGTGTTGCAAAACCCCCATTTGTGCCAATAGCTACTGAGCCAATACCTGCTGTTGCAGCTACTCCGGTAGGCGATCCTCCTGTTCCATCACCATGTAAAGCAGCATATTCAATACCGTTATTCATCGCAGTCATAAGCTGTCTGCGTACTCTCGCTTCAATACTCGGTGAAGTTTGAATGAGTAAAAGATTGGAAAGATCAACGTATGTGCCAACTCTCTTCGGAGACATCGTTACCTGGGTAAGTGTTGGAGAACTCTCGGCTCCGGCATCAGTTTCTCCTTCCCATGTTGCAGTAGGAACAGTTAATTCCTTCGGAAATGCAATATTCCCTACCAGACCGGACATAAAATCAGCACCTACTTTACGCAAAACAGAACGATCCCAAAGATACTCAATGAAATCCTTTAATTCAGTAGCTACTGCATAACCACCTTCTCCAACAGTACCGGCAGTCATATCACGTTTTTCACGTTTACCGCTCAGGACTATGAATGGAACAGCCAAAGCATTATCACGATAAGAAATACCTTCATTCTTACCCTGTATTCTGGCTTCTTTATCCATTTCGCTTTCAATACCATCCAACTGACCTTTACTTGACCATTGACGAACAGCTTTCAGAAATGAATAAGACCGAACTTCTTTAACCTCTTTTTCTTTCTGAGATTCAGCTATTTTTCTGGCTGCCTGACGTTGTTTTTCCTGTTCAAGTTCTTCGGTAGCTTCAATAATACCATCAAGATCACGAATTTCTTCCAAAAGTTTTTCGTATTTTGTGGTTTCTTCGTCATTCAGATCGCGCTTTTCCTTTTTTTCATTCACGCAACCCTCAAGAAGTGCGGTCATTTCATCATCTTTAACCGCCCTTTCTTCTTTTAATTCCTTACTCGTTTTTGTGAGTGAGGGAGCATACTTTTTTTCTTTCATTATTAAATATGTTTCAGATTTAAAAATTCAACTTCTCTTTCTGCTAATCCTATCGGATAACTTTTTTCTTCTGCTTTTTCTTCTTTATTTAATGTTTTTTTAAACTCTTCCATGCTTCTTTTAGCCACTGTAGTATCAGGATAAGCCGGGAAAACAACAGGAGAAAGATCATAAACCTTACTCAGTTTGGTAATTGTGCGAACCATTACTCCATTTTCATCTTCTGACCATTCCTCACCATTTCTTTCAACTATAAATCCAAAAGACGATCCCTTTATCTCTTTACGTTCAATAGAAATTACCAAATCCTTATAAGTAGTCTTTTCAGAAGGCTCAACAGTATAACGAACTCCTTCATCCTCAACTTTAACTTTTAAAGTATCAGGACTGCGCCCAATTACAAAATTAGGATCATGATTTGTCATACTGACAGTATCATTCCAGTCAATTTCTTTTACCGCTTCGGGTTTTATGATTTCCACAAACCCACCAAGATTTACAGATCGCTTGTCAAACACAATTCCAAGCCCGGTAATCCCCTTTTTACCTTCGGCTCTTTCTTCAATCTGAAATCCTGATTCTATTATCCTACGTTCAATTTCCATCTTTTTTATTATTTTTGATTTCTTTAGCAAGTTTTTTAGTAACAAGATCAACCATTTCATCAGTATAAACATTGACTGGTAAAAATACAGTATCTAATCCTTTAATTGGATTCATGTCTTCTAAAGAACGTATTTCATTTCCTGTCATATTACCATCTAATTTCATTGTATGATAAAATGCAGCTCTTGTTTTAACATCCCCACGCATTAAACTGTTTATATTAAATTTAAAATAATGATCGACCTTTTCTTTCTCTGCTAATAGCTTATTTTTAGCTTCGAGTTCAAACTGAATAATCCAAGGCAAAAGAGTATCCATAACATATTCAGTACTTTGATGCTCTATATTATTAAAATGAGCGTTTGCCAAATCCATAAGTTTATGAGGAGGTATTCTTGTCATTCTTGAAAATTGACGAACAGTAAATTCCTGTTGTTCAATAAGCTGTACCTCACTCGGATTCAACCCAACCTCTTTAACTTCCAACCCTGGTGCTAAAACATGAGGTTCATTCTTTTTATTATCTTCAACCCATTTGCTTTTTAAGTGTTTTTCAACGTCAGGTTCAATGCCTTTTGTAGAACCCTGTGCCGGAACCAATGCTACTTTTTTAAGTCCATTGACAAATTGATTGTTAGAATAATTCTGTGAAGCAAGTCCACCTCCAATAATTTCTTTTGCTACCTGTAAAAGTGGCCGACCTTTAATTCCATTATATCCGATCCCACGTATATGAAAAACATCTTCAGGCCTGAATGGATTATCAAAACCATGAACCCGGTACCATAATTCATTATCAATAACATAAGGTTCAACATCTATTGGTTTTTCAATTAGACGTAATTCTATTGGTCGTGCGTTTCCATCCCTGATAACCAATGAATAACCATTACCCCAACTTATAGCATGTATGATCATTGTTAACCGCCAATGAAAGCTATTAATAATTTTACTTGGATTTGTAAAAAGCAAATCACCGGATTGATGATTTACAGGTATTCGGTTTATCCCTTCTTTTTTAAAAACTCCACCTGATATTTTTGCAATATCTTCGCCAATAACTTTCAGCCCTGCATAATAAACAGGAAGAGTAAGAGCTGTTTCAGGACTAACAGAAATTCCCGAAGATGTAAATAAACCTAATAATTGCTGGAGCCACTCTTGTGGATTCTTAATAGAAGAAATCGGACTTGTAGCCGATCTTGATTCCCAGGATAATATCTCCCGGCCGAATAAATTAATTTTACCCATACAGGAGAACAAATAAATAACATTTTTTTACAAAAAAACAATGATTTGTTAAGTGAATTGTTAAGTATTTTTACGATAACGATGTAAAATAACCTGAAATGTTTGCCAGTTCTTGTATTTACGATGTCCAAATTTTAGCAGAAAATCGCTTTCCGCAGCTTCATAAGCCTCCGGATAGCTGTCAAATTTAGGTAAATATCTAAAATAAGCAGCTATGAAACTATCAAGATGCTGACTTTTGTACCTCATTTTGCATTCTTTTTCTGTAATAATCATTAATATCTTCCGTTTGAGAGGCCATCATTTCACCAACTGCCATAACAGCAGCTACCATACCATCAACTTTCCCCTTGCTTTTACCTTTGTGTATTTTTCTGTTCCCTGCCGGATCAGTCCACAAAACAACATTTGAATTCATCCAACGCAAAACAGGATTACCACCATGATTTATTTCTTTATTCATTACCAATGCTTCAAGTTCATTGACAGGCGGTGACATTGAAATATATCCCTGCCTGAATCCTGTTAATTCCAATCCCATTTCTGTAAGTTTCTGTCCAACTCCGAATTCGATATAAGCCGTATCAATACCTATGCTTTTTATATCAAAATTACTTAATAAATCATACATTTCTTGTCCTTCCTTATCCATATCAATTGATTCACTACCTACAATAGAAATAAATCCTTGTTGATGGTATGCTTGGTAATCAATATCATCCGGATTTCCCTGTAATTTTGATTCTGGGATCCAGAACATACAGTATAAATCATAGGGTTTTTTATCTATAAACAGACAAATCATGGCATTTATATCCACTCTTTTTGCCAAATCAATACCAACATGGCATGGCCGGCCTTTTAAATCTTCCAATTTTATAGGATGCTGATTGCATTTCATCCAGTTTTCATCTGATATATAATCAATTTCGGAACTACACCAGATATTTAAGTTCTTGGTTTTAAAATTATTTAGTCGTGATGGATTATTTTTAGCATCCAAATATTCATCAGCTAAAAATTTTTTTAATGATGGAATAGCTTTCATTGATGGGTTTGCTTTTGCCCATACTTTTTCATCCTCCCAATTATCATCTTCATTAATTGTAAAAATCATTACAAATTTATTATCTTGTTGTAAAATGCCTTTTAAAATCTTAATACAGACTGCTCTTTCATTGTGGCAAGCCCCGCCTATTGTTGTCCCTGCTGTTGTAATTGTTAATATATGAGGATTTCGCCTTGCTCCCATTGATGATTTCATAACATTCATCATATTATCATCTTTATGAGCATGATATTCATCATTTATTCCGGCATGACAATTCAATCCATCCTGAGTATTTGAATCACTTCCAAGTGGTTTCCAAAAACTAAAGGTAGATTCATTGAATATAGATTTCGTATAACAGGTAATAGATTCTTGTAAAAGTGGGGAAACCTTAATCATATTCTTTGCATCT